GGACCCGTTGGAAGATGGGTTCGTTAATCATCCAACGAGTCTGACCTTCGATAGAGGAAGGGTTGCAATTAAACTTAGCACAGAAGTTACCGAGCCCTTTGTACCTTCCAATAGAAGTCCACTGGATTAGTCCATATCCGCCCACCTTACATTCAGTATAGGAGACACGGGCACCTCCCTCGCAAACATCAGAAATGAACTTGCTTTCTTGCTTGATGTTGCCCATGATCGTTGCCAAGGCATTGCGATCCGAAATTTTTGTATGCTCTTGGAGTTGAGCAAGAACATGCTTTTCATTGGCAGTGCAATCTTCACATTTCCATGTAGGATCTAGAGCTTTTTCTATATATACTTCCTCTGCGATAACTTCAGAGGGCACAGGAGGCGCTTTAAGTAAAAAAGGAACAGAAAACGCACTGGCGGCCACAGAGGCTAAGATAGCAGTTTGGAAAACCATAGGTAATTTCATTAAATAAATGCGCAAGAAAGGACTTGAACCTTCACACCACTAGGGCACAGGTACCTAAAACCTGGGCGTCTACCAATTCCGCCACTTGCGCTGGACTTGTATATTATACCAGGAAGTAAGGTTTATGTCAATTAAAATGGTAGTGCTGGGCCAGTAGAAGACGGGATAGCGGGTATCTCCGGCATTTCCGGGATCTCTACAACAGAGTCGATGATACCTGGAAGAGCTTTTGTGATTTCTTCTGTGATTGTAGTCTTCGCGTTGTCTACAACTTCCGTGATGATCTTGTCTTTATTCAAGTAAAGATACGCCCCACCACCAACAAGCCCAGCAGATACAGCAAAGGACGAAATGGCCATTAGGTTAAATAAACCTTGCATGATATTTTCTAGATTGCAAAGAAACTTTAATCGAGTTTTTCTGGTTCTGATTTAAACGCGTTGTCCCAGCTATGATACAGCCATCCTGTGGAGATATATTTTGTTTCTTCTTCTGGAGGGAAGCCTCTATGATAATAATTCCAAGTTGCAGGAAACATAAGCAGAGTGCCTTGCTTTGGAGTTATTCTTGTACCGTCCAAGAAGTCTGTATACCCTCCTCCTTTTGTTATATCGTTTAAGTACCAGATGTACGTCATTACTCTGGATCCTGAGTTTTTACTGTGGGTCCAGTCGTGATGCCACTTGTAGTATTCTCCTGGTTTTGTTCGTTGTATGTTATACCCAGTGTCTTGCATGGGCGCATATAATAGGCCTATCTCTCCGGTCTGTTCTTCATCAAAAGATAGCTCTTTTAAAAAATCCTGCTCTGCGTAGTTTTCGATCCCGGAGGCTAAAGAATCAAAAAATGTCTGATCTTCTTCTTTCCATTCTTCTAGCCTAGAAATTGACAAGTCAGTTGATCTTTTTAAGTCTGTGTTAATATGAGCAACTGTGCCCACAACACCGGCCATTTTTCTGTCATCTTTTTCAAACTTATCAATGACGTGCTCGCAAAACTCTTTCTCTAGAGTGTCTTGTTTTAGGACAATAAAATTTGAAAAGTTATACATAATTTTATTTATATAAAGCCAGCTAACGGATTTGAACCGACGACCTTCGCTTTACAAAAGCGCTGCTCTACCACTGAGCTAAGCTGGCAAACCCTACTCTAGCAGGGAGCTTTCTTGTTTTTTCTGTTTGAAGTAGATCTTATAATAACGTTTTTTGATCTCTTCTAAAGTTTTTGTGTCTTCTTCGAAGCCCATATACTTTAGTAGCTGATAAGACCCTTCGAGTTCGCTAATTAACCTTAGTATATTGGCAGGTTCTCTTTTAAGCCCTCCTGGTTGGTACTTTGATGTGTCGTAATTGTCCATATGTCAGTGCTCTATTCTAGGTCTACTGAAGGAGGACAATTTCCTAACATTAGCTCGTAAAGATTCTGAGCCTTATTTAAAAACTTTTTGTGATAGTCAATACAAGCTTGAACTTCAGACAACATGTCCTCGTAAACTTGACGAGAGGTAACTGACTCATCTGAAAGATAGTCAAATATTGAGTCGCCCAATCTGTCTTTACGTTGTTTTTTGTAAGCATCAGGAACTACCCAATTCTCTGAGTCGTGTGAAGTTTCCATTACAAGAACTTAAATTTCTTTGTTATATTCTACCATAGTTTCAGGCATATACATACCTTCTTTATAAAAAATTCCTACGGTTACTAAAAAAGAACCGACTAACAACAGGATTAAAAAATCTCTAGTAGTTTCATTGCTCATTAAGCATTCCCCTGCTCGACATATATTTTAAAGTCTCATTTATGTTTCCTATATGCTCGTACCCTATAGAGATTTGAGGATACGTTGCTTCTTCACCAAACTCTGAATAAAAAGCTCTGTCATCAAAGTCCTGACCTAAAGTATACTCGTGAAGGTCCTCGCCTATCTTCTCGAGTAAGAATCGCATTCGTTCGCATTCTTGGCTTCCGTTAGAATAAATCACTGCTATTTTAGTCACGCCATTTACATCCGGTTAGTTGAGTTAGTTTGTTTCTAAGCTGTTTTTTAACTATATTATAGTAGTCTATTGGAGACTGATCTAGAGGTTTGTCCATATACTGCTCTAAGGAATAGGAAATCTCATCGAGCTCCTGAATGCAGCTATCAGATCCTATAAGACTTAACCTACAGCAAAAATTAATTTGCTTCTCGGTTATTTTAAGAAGCAGCTGATTATATTTTATCAGAGAATCTGGTCCTTTTAAAGTCCTCAAGATCTGAGCTTCGTAAATTAAGTTGTTGATTTCTTGTCTTGACTTTCCTAGTTCGTCGCTCATCTCAATCACGTTGCCTCCAATCATCAGGTTTGTCTTGGTGAAACCAACTCTTAATGTCATCGGCGTCAGTAAATCCCTTCTTATGATTGGATGGGTCGGGATCACCTAAGCCCATCCTATTCAGAAAATCATCGATACCGCCTTCTTTGATATTTTGTGACGATTGGCGTCGGGCTTTTTGTAACCAGTCTCTGGCAGTAGTATGACTTTTCGCCAACTTTTCTGCCCAGATCATGTCGTCTAGTTTTACGGGCTCTCCATTAGCAATGCATTTACAAATGAATTCTAATTTAAGCCTATACTGAGTAGAAAGCATCTTTTTTTTAACCCTGCTGTTACTTTAATCTAGAAGTTTACTTTGTTCATCTTTTAAGACATCACCGCATAAATCGCTAGAAAGTTTGTCTCTAAGATCATTTATTTTTTGGTCTGAGAACCCTTTAAAATTACCACGCTTGTCAACTTTTTTATAGTAATGCAAGGCATTAAGTATGATAGTAAAGTCTTCTATAGAGATATCTATCTTCATATTTTAGATATAACCTCTTGTTGCTTCATGTAAAGCTTAATGTAAGTCTTAGCAAGGTTTCTTAGGGCCTCTTTGTCGTCTATTAGATCGATCGCTCTTGCATGTTTTTCGTAAGAAAACTGTCTGGTTGTGGTTAGTAGTTTGACTTCTTCAGGTTTCATGGAGATTGCTCAGAATTTTTCTCTACCCATCTCTTAAGAGAAAGATACCTATTTTTCCAGATATTATCTGAAGGCTCAGGCTTGCCAAAACCATCAACTACTAGAGCTCCTGCATAAAATGTGATCTCCAAAGAAGGGAACGGAGCGTAGTGAGCGTCCCATTTTGCGGGATACACCTCAATTGTTTTTGTTAAGTTGCATGGAGAGACTCTCCCATGAGTGCCGTTAGGTACTATTTTAAAAATGTCCCACTCTGATTTTGATTCCTCAAAAGATTTCATTCCCCAGGCCTGGGTTCCAGAGTACTCTACATGGAATAACTGACCATTTGGGTCTATCCAATAAAACTCCATAAGATTATCTAGGTCTTTTGTTTGCAGGTTTGAGTTGTAAAATCCTGGACCTAGGTCATATGAAGTTCTTACGGTGTCAAACATTCCCATTATTTTTTATGCTTAACTGGCCAAGTTAGTTCCATTCCTATAACTAAAAGAGCTACAAAAACAAAAACAAACAAACTGGCCATTACTTAATAAAACCTTCATCTATCAAATATTTTTTTGTAAGAGGTGTCGGGGTATAAATATCCCACATTGCCCCTGTTGAACAAGCATTAAGAGCATCTACTGTCATACCTTTAGTTTTACCTGCCCATGTTGCTTCTGCTTCCCACACAACTGCAGAAGGCGGATAGGTTCGTTCTACCATTTCTCTCCAGAAGGTAGGCACTTCGTCTTCGGGTTTGATCAGAGCAATCAGTGAGTTATCAATTGTCCCGGCCATACAGTCTTGAGCTGCATGCCAACCTTCATGGCGCATTACCGATAGGAGAACGTTAGGGAGGTCCATATAGTCCTTATTTAAATAGAACTTATTAGACACAGTATGGTACACTCCTCTGTGCATTACTGGGAAATATTTTTCTGGCGCCAGATATACCTCAACTCCTGCGAGTTTAAACGCCTCGAGTAGCTCTGTTATTTCTTCAATGTGGTCTGATGAAGCATTAACGCTGTCCCAGGCCGCAGGATATAGCTCTATGAGCTGGGACCAGTGATGTAGTCTTACAACCTCTTCTGTACATTCTTCAAGGATCATGCACCCTAAGGAGTCCATGGTTTTGTATCCTTTGATCTCAGCTTCTTTTGCTAAGACTATTGTTGGAAGGATCGTAAATATGCTGAGTGCTAGAAGAAGTTTTTTCATATAATTTTTGAAAAAGTGCGAGTAGGGAGACTTGAACTCCCACGGGATTAACTCCCAACAGATTTTAAGTCTGGTGCGTCTACCTATTCCGCCATACTCGCGAAATTAAATAGTTGGATTACCTAGTTTATCGTGAGTAGGGCCCTGAGTAAAGCAATACTTACTAAAAATGGCTCTCATTTCTTCCTCAGTCAGGCCGCAATTGCGAGCTGCTTTAGGCAAGTTCCATTTTGCTTTAAAAAGCATTTCTACCGATTCTTGTGTTTTTAACTTCATGTTTCTGATTTAAGGTGCTCCTTGCGTGGATCGAACACGCCTTAGGCGAATTATGAGTTCGCTGCATTCACCAGATTGCTAAAGGAGCAATTGATTGTAAGCAGTGTAGATGACAGGATTTGATACCTGCAGTACTCTCCGAAGAGGCGTGTTTTCTTACATCACACCTACACTAGATGGATAGCGGCATTCTGGATTATCAGTTCCAGCGCAAACTACCCAATAGGACTGCTGGGATTTGAACCCAGGTCACACCGTTATAAGCAGTGGGCCTTAACCATTAGGCGACAGTCCCAATTTTTTAAGCTTGAGCGTAAAA